TGGAAATACGCAATTTGTACCGGCAGGGCAATCGGTTCACCCTGCAAGAACCGGAGGGGGACTATGTGCTCTGGTACCGGCTTATAGCCGCTGAGGGCATGGCGGTCACAGACGGCGACACGGTGGCCCCGGCCATCGATGTGGAATCGCCGGAGGGATGGAGCGAAATTCCCGCGCCGCAGGAACCAGTGGAAGAATTGGAAGAGCTGCGGGAATATTACACCCGCACGCAGGCAGTACTACCGGGATAAGGGGGGCAAAGAATGATTATCATAGGCGACAAAACATTGGAAGGAATGGCCATAGCTGTGCAGCGCAATGTGCATGGGGCCAACCGGCCCGCATTGGAGCTGCGCATCACAGGCAGCAGCTATGCGGAGCTGGCGGAGCTGTTTGTGGATAATGCGGCGTTCTCGCTGCGGCATGGCGGCGAAGATTACGACCAGAGCGAGTATTGCTTCGCGGGGCCGATCACCGACCACCGCGACGGGACGTTCAGTGTTGTAATGGGGAAAAAGACCGAGTTAGAGGAACTGCGGGAGTATTACGCCCGCACGCAGGCAGTATTGCCGGGAGGGAACACATGAACTACAGAAACGATGCAGAGACGGTTGTAAAGTATGTGGACAATCTGAAAACAGCGGGCGCGGCGTTGGCGCAGACCAGCCCGGACAGCCCGCCGCCCGAGGACATGGGGATTTTTGCGGAAAGCCTCCCCGCGTGGGAAGCTGGCAAGACCTACGCGAGAGGCGCGATCTTTGAGTACCAGGGCAACGCGGGGTATGTGAAGCAGGATGGCGTGCTCGCCCAAGAGCACCAACCTCCATTCAGTACTGGCACGGAGTCGATCTACGGCGCGCGGCCCGCGCCAGACCGGGATGGGATATATCCCTACGTCTACAATATGTCGGCAAAGGCCGGGATGCGGGTGCGGAACCAAGGCGTTGTCTACCGCTGCACCTCGGATTGCCCGGACATGCTGTGGCCGCCGTTTGAGCTGGCGGCGCATTTTGAGGCGGAGGGATGAGCTTGATCGAGTTTATCGCCCGTTACTGGCTGGAGGTGCTGTTCGGCGCGGCGTTATCCCTGTTGGGCCTCGCCTACCGCACCCTGTCCAGCCGGTTCAAACAGTACATGAAGGAGCAGGACGCGGTGAAGCTGGGGATTCAGGCCCTGCTGCGCGACCGCATCATCCAGACCTACAACCACTATTCCGCAAAGGGCTATTGCCCCATTTACGGCATGGAAAACGCCGAGGCGATGTACACGCAGTACCACGCGCTCGGCGGAAACGGGACGATCACAAAATTGTTGGAAGTTCTGCGGGAGCTTCCGACCGAGCCTAAGGAGGAAGAATAATATGGAGCAGATCATGAATTACATAAAGCCCGAACTGCTGATTCTGGCGCCGGTGTTGTACCTGCTGGGCGCCGCGCTGAAAAAGGCCCAGGCATTTGCGGACAAGTATATTCCGCTGGCGTTGGGCGCTGCTGGCGTGCTGCTGTCCGTCGTCTGGGTGCTGGCGACTACGGACATGACAGGCTACAAAGATGTATTACAGGCCGTTTTCGTAGCGCTGACGCAGGGGATTCTCGCGGCGGGATGCAGTGTGTATGTGAACCAGATCGCCAAGCAGGCAAAGAAACAATGAAAAGTAAATAGCAGAACCGGACGGTGATTTACCGCCCGGTTTTCTTTTGCCCAAAATAAATACATAAAGGAGAATGCATTTATGTTAGTAAAAATCACCGGAAAAGAAAACAACGAGATTTTAACCGCCAACAGCCGGGATATAGCGGAACATTTCGAGAAACAGCACAAGGACGTCCTTGAAGGAATCCGAAATCTCACGGCGGAAAATTCCGCCGTCAAATCCATGTTCATTGAGACGGCTTATGAAGTCCGCGGCAAGCAATATCCGCAATATGAAATGACGCGCGATGGATTCTCTTTGCTTGTGATGGGATTCACCGGATCAAAAGCGCTCGAATGGAAGCTCAAGTATATTACAGCTTTCAATGAGATGGAGCAAGAGCTGCGCCGCATCTACGCCGAACGCCGGAAGTGGGAGATTGAACGCGCCAAAGGCGTGATGATCCGCCACATCCTCACCGACACCATTAAAATGAAAATTGCGGACAGCCCCAATAAGAAATTCGCCTATCCGAATTACACCAAGATGATTTACAGGGCGATCTTCGGAAAGCCGCTCAAAGAATTGCAAGCTGAGATGGGCGTAAAGCCGAAAGAGAGCATCCGCGAATATCTGACCGCAGAGCAGCTCAAGGAAGTAGAAAGCCTTGAAATGCTGGTCAGTGGGCTCATTAATGTCGGAATGGGATATGACGAGATCAAAGCGTTTGTGACTGAAAGATACAGCCCGACGCAGCTATTGGCGGGATAATAGAAAGGAGATAGACGCATGAACATCAAAGAACAGCTCATCCGTATAAACCCCTACAGCCGGCCGGGGACGAAGATCCGGCCCACGAAGGTGATCGTGCACTATGTGGGCAACCCGGGCAGTACGGCGCAGAACAACCGGGACTACTTCGACAACCTTGCCACAACCCATGCGACCTACGTTTCGGCGCACTATGTGGTGGGGCTTCAGGGGGAGGTCATCCGGTGCATCCCGGAGGAGGAAATCTCCTACGGGGCGAGCGAGGGGAACAAATACGGCATCAACATCGAGGTGTGCCATCCGGACAAGACTGGGAAGTTCAGCGCCGTGACGGAGGAGGCATTGGCGGAGCTGGCAGCGGACATCTGCAAGCGGAGAGGGTTTGACCCGGGCAAAGATGTGATTCGGCACTACGATGTGACGGGGAAGAAATGCCCGCTGTGGTATGTGGAGCACCCGGAGGCGTGGCTTACCTTCCGCGAGAGGGTCAGGGCGCTGGCGGGCCAGCCCCAGCCCGACAAGCTCTACCGGGTGCAGGTTGGGGCGTTTTCCGTCAAATCCAATGCTGAGCGACTGGTAGAGGAGCTCAAAAGTAAGGGATACACAGCGATTATTGTATAAAACAAAAAAGGCCGGGCACTCTCCGCATCACGCGGAATTGGGTGCCCGGCCTTTTTGCGACTAGAAAGTGACATAAAAAATTTCTATCCTCACCGCCTTTGCGGGCGATGGCAAACTATTATGTGTTAATTATATCAAGTAGATGTGTGGCTGTCAATTACTGAGACCGAAAGGCGGCTGATGTGTTAAAACCAAAGTGGGTTATAAAGTGGGTTATAAAATAAAAATACCGCATTAGAAATGTGATTCTAATGCGGTATTTTGGTGGTGGAGGCGACGGGAATCGAACCAACAACTGAAATATTTTACCACGGCTTGCGATCACAAAAAACCGCATGTTTAAGCCATTTTTCGCGATACGCATTAATGTTTCGATTTCAAAAATATGCGTTCAAAACAGAAAAGTGGGTTAAAAAGTGGGTTACTTAACCGGCCAAAAAGTCAAGAAAAATTGCATTTAACCGTTGCGCAGTTTTCTCTGCCTCTCCCTCAATTTCGTGCCCATAAATACCAAACGTGTCCATGTCCTTAGAATGTCCGACCAGCGATTTTACTTCGCCCTCTGGCAAATTCTTAGCCATAGACACAAACGTATGCCGAAGATTGTACGGCGGGATATATGGTATCCCGTTTGCCTCACAGTATCGCTTCCAGGCCATACGATAGTGCCTTTCGGACGATATTGGAAATACATTTAATCCATCGAATTTGCGAAACTGTTGAAGCAAAACATCGTTAGCAACATCTGTCATAACAAACCCTCGGATGGCGTTTTCGTTTTTTCCATAGGTTTGCTCGCCGTGGACATTTATAGCTCGCTGCACTTTAACATTGCGGCCCTCGATATCTGATTTTCGCAAGCCAATCAGTTCGCCGGGGCGCAATCCCGTCAAAGCCGAAAACCGATAGGCGTAAATATACGGGTCAAATACACGCTTGCCATAGTATGTAGTTGTGTCAATAGTAAATAAGACTGTTAAATCTGCGGGTTGGAGAATCTTTTTATCCGCTGGACGCGCTCCGGCTGGTATAATCATTTGCTCAGGGCGAAGTGTCGTTGCATGAACTTTCCTGCAATATTTTAAAAATGCAGATAATGTAGCGCGTATGTTGCAAAGGCTCTTTTTTGATAGGCGGCCAGTCGAATAGGCTGTATTTATAATGTCCTGCAAATCTTGTTCGTTTAGGTTGCAAATTCGTTTCATCCCTTTGTACGGATTAATCCATACTCGACCCCGATACTCTTCTCCGTTCCAATGACTTTTCGACGTTCTGGACTTTAAATCGTTGACATATTCGGCAAAAAGAGATTCAACGCGCTCCCTGGAACGATCAAGGCAATCGTCCAGCCACGCATCAGCTTTGGCATTGCATTCGCGCTGTCCGGTGCGCCCTGGTGTGGAGCTGGTGAAGGTTCTGCGCTCGCCGTCCTTTTGCACCTTGATCTGCCATCGGTTGTACTTTGGCAGCCATTTTGCAGTATTTGTTCTTTTCATAAATAACGCACCTTTCCAGGCCTTGCCTGTCAGGTGGTTTTGTGTTAACATGACAAGGCAATGCCATATAAATTTTGCAAGGGTTTATGGGTATTTGCTTGCCGCTTCGGTGTTACAGCGCCGGAGCGGTTTTTTTATTCGCCGGATTTTAGTTTTTTGCGATCCCTTTCTAATTGTTGTATGCTTTTGTCGGGTTTAGGTAAATCTTCCGGCATAGTTCCTCCCAATTCTTCAATCGTTTTGCGGACTACTGTCCCCACCTCATAATGCGTTTGGTTTGCTTGACGTTTTCCGTTAATATGTTCACGCCGTAATTTTTCCTCTGTTTGAGTGGCACGAAACAGATTGGCTGCAAGTTCTGTGCTGCCCATGTTATCAAGAATTTTTTCGTTAGGCTTCAGCCCTTTATGCGTGTGGATTGCCTTTGCGTCCATCCCACCGTAAAGCCCCATATAACCATGATTTTGAAATATCGCATAGTCTAACGTCGTCGACACTCCGGCATCTTTGGCAGCATCCATTAGTTGGACGTTATGGTGCTTCATCTCAGAACGAAGTTGAAGCCTTCGCTCATCTTCATTAAGCCGATCAAACTCTTCGGCGAGTTCCTGTTTTCTGGTCTGGATGGCAAAGTAAGTTTGTCCAGTTGCAACGACCTCTTTGCTGGGATCAGCGTTTTGTACGATCAGATAGCAAGCATATCTAGACAAATGGTAGTTTTCAACCTTTCTTTTTGCACCGTTTGCAATATTTATCATTTCGCTCACCTGGGCGAAATGGTTGAAAACTTCGATTCCGCTATTGGCGCACGCCTCCATTGCTTTTTGAATGACCGGTTTGAATTTTCCGTATTCGGTATATTCTAGCACCTTATACAATTCCCTTGCAGACCAGTATTCGACTTGGTATTGGCTTATATGGCGAATGCTTTCGAATACATTACTCACAGAAAACACCTCCTGATTTAATTATATTTCTTTATTTCGCTTCACCCCCACAAGGAGGGGAAAACGCCGGAGCGGTTTTTTATTGTAAAGACTTGCCGGATATGCTATAATACCAGCGGACACTGTCGCAAACGGCAGGCGGTTAGCCCTCCATCCCTCCGACACATTCGAAAAAATCATGCCCGATCTCACCGAATTGGACAAGGAAAAACTGCTGGCCTTTGGAGAGGGCATAGCCTTTAAAATCAATCAGCAGCAAAGCCCGCCCACCCGCAACCAGGCGAGCTAGAGAGGAGAGAGGCCGAATGAATGATCTCGTTTTTCTAGAACCCAACAAGATTGACGCTATCCCGTTCACAACTTCCGAGGTTATCGCGGAGTTCTCTGGATTACAGCACCACACAGTAACAAGATTAATCCGGAACCACAAGGATGACTTTGAGGAGTTTGGAAAGATTGGATTTGAAATCCACGCTTCCCCAGAAAGTAAGACCGGGCAGAGCACGACAACCTATCGCATCAACGAACAGCAGGCAACCCTGCTTATGACCTACCTCAAAAACACGGAGCAGGTGAGGCAGTTCAAGAAGGAGCTCGTCCGGCAGTTCTACCGTATGAGATCGGAACTCAATAAGCGGCAGATGCTCCGAACCGAGTTGAAACCAATTCGGCGGGAACTGACCGATGTTATCCGGGAAGTGGACAACAGCAAGTGGGCCTACAAGAAGTATACCGACCTTGCGTACAAATCCACTATTGGAAAGAGTGCCGCCCAGCTTCGCAAGGAACGAAGCGCATCCAAAAAGGCAACCGCAATCGACTATATGAATTCTAACGAAATCGCCGCCGTTACTAGGCGACAACGGCAAATCGGTGTGCTGCTAGAGATGGGGATGGACTACGAGCAGGTGAAAGCGATTGTCATCGACCATCGCATGGTCGGCCCGGTTGCAAACGTAGCTAAGGAAAGCGCATGACCGCAACCGAGCGAGCTGAGCGGACAAAAAGAAAACCGCCCCGGAAGGGCGGCAGGGAGGAAGGTGAAACAATGTACCAGATGTACGCGACGCACACCAAAATCCGCAGCCGAATGGTAGAAATGGGAGTTGACCGGAGCTGGATGTGTAAAAAGCTGGATATGTCCCCAAGCACATTTTCGGCGAAGATGAACGCAAAAAGCGACTTCTCGTTGCGGGAGGCATACACAATATTGGACATCCTGCATATCCCGCGGAATCAAATCTACGTCTACTTTCCGCTGAACGGGAAAGCAGATGACCCGATATGGGAGGAGGCGACTGCGTAATGGGCGAGCGAGAGCGGGTCGAAGGGGGGCTATTGAAATGACCATCGAATATCAAGCCAGAGAAGCCGAGTTTTTGGTACGCACAGATGCCTTGTGCGAGCATACTGCACCAGCCAACTGCGAGTGCGCCAAATGTCCTTGCAAATTGCTCTGCGATTGGCTGTGCGCCAACGCCAACGACTAGGAAGGAGCAAAAAGCATGTCAGAAAAGCCTATTGATAGATTAGAGGCGGCACTACTCAATTTTGTGGAGCGCGTGACAGATGGAAAAAACGCAACTTCTGAAACAGAAATTGCGGTTCTACCAGAGGTTGCGAAGGTGCTAGTACTTATAAAAATTTTCAATTCCTGAAATCAAATAAGGCCGCCACGAGGGCGGCGGGGAGGTGAGGCAAGAATGAATACAATTCCAGCGCAGACAACAGACATCCGGGCAGAGCTCAAAACCTTGCGCTCCGAACTGATAGACGCATACGACCGTCTGGTCAACACCGAGACGGGCGGCGGCGCGAAGGAGATCAGGCGGCAAATTGATTCAATTTTGAGCGACACCCAAAAATATCTCCGAAAATTGCGAAAAAGAGAGCAAAACCGAGATTGAAGTTGCAAAGTGCCGTTGCAATTACTGACACGAACGCAAAGCATTCGTTACGCAGCGATCAAAAGGTAACAAATAGAGTAACACGGAAAACTGCCTTTGATCTAAAATCAAGCGTTGTCTATTATGGAATGGGGGTGGAAAACAATGAAAACGATAAGGACGCTGACGTTTACGGAATTCCAGAACCGTCTACGCGAGCTCGGCATGAAAATCAGCCCAGATAAGGCGAGAGCGCTGATAGACCAAGGGTTGTTTCGAGGCGTTGTCTACCCGATAAGCAAGGGGGACTATCTCATTCTCGAAAAAAAATTCGAGGGATGGGTGGAACTGTACGCCGATGATGTCGATGTGAGTGACGACATTATGGAGTATCTGACCATGCAGAAGGAGGCGACTGCATAATGAGCGAGCGGGAGCGGATCGAGAAATGGAACAAAGGGATGGAACGGCTGCTTGTAGAATGGGACAGGCCGGATATCCAGAGATGGCGCAAGGTGCTGCAAGAGGAGGCCAAACGCGCAGGACGGAAGGAGGAGGCAACGTGACAAGGGCGGCACTGAGCATCATAGGGATATGGATTGGCCTGCCGATGACCGGCAGCTTACTGGACGGTGGGCAGACCTGGGCAGGCATCATCGCGGGTCTCGCAAGCCTAATCCTGATCGCCGGCGGAGTTATGACAGAGGACGGTGACGCAGATGCTTGACCTGGGAATCGTGCGGTTTGAGGGCGTGGCGGGAGCGCTGGAGCTCATGGGCCTGGTGTGCAGTCTCCTGCTGGGCTACGCGCTGGGACGGTGCAGGAAGGGGAGATGACACAGATGCGAGAAAGACTGATCGCGCAACTGAGGGAAACTGGTAAGTACATAGCGGAAAGCTGCGGCGAAGATCGCTACGGGCTGCTGGAGGCGGCCTATGAGCTGGAGCGGGATGCGGAGCAGATCGCAGCATACAAAGAGATGCAGGCGGATAGCGGCTACCAAATCAAGCTGCTGGAGCGGGAGGTCGCCCGGCTCAGCGCAGAGCTCGAAGGACAAAAAAAGAACGCCCGCCGGAGGCAACCATCCAAGGCGCAGAGAAAAATAACGCATACTTAGTGTAGCGGAAAGGGACGGAAAAGTCAAATGGATTATATGGATTATTGGAGCTACGGCGAGGCGGAACGGTCGTGGCTGGA